GAGACCTTTCCTAAATATTAATGTACCCCGTTACAAAAAAATCCTAAAGGAGGTTGTTATTAATGGCACTTGAAACTGCTACAGTACTTGAAGAATTGAAAGAACGATATGCAAATGTCGTTAAGCAACTTAATGAATTATCTAACACTCGCATTAAAATTGAGGGTGCTATAGATGTACTACAACAAATTGAAGATAGTAAAGCACAGGAGGCACAAGATGCCACCAAAAGCGAAAGCGTCGTGGGCGAAAGCGATGGCGCAGATGGCGAACCCTCTAGCGGGACCGATTCCAGCGACGGTGACTCATGAGCAACTAAGAAACAGATGAGTTTTTTTCAATCAGATGTAGTCCGTGCGGAGATGGTAGAGATTAGTGAACTTCAAGAAGAAGTTTATTCTAATGTCTTTAAGTTTCCTTCGATGCCAAAAGAAGAACAACATAGACATGTTGATATTCTTGAAAGGTTGATTGAGAAGCAACAGATTATGTACACTCGTTTGAGTTTATCCGATGATCCTGAAGCAAAGAAAATGAAAGAGCAGATTATTGAGTCTGCCAAAATGATGGGCATTCCTTCTGGTACTGATATGAATCAAGCATTTAGTCAAATGGCTAAGATGGTTGATGTATTGAAAAAACAGATTGACAGGAATGAATTTACCTAGTAATATATTAGGGTACACAAAAGCCAAATCTAAAAACAAATCTAAATGTCTTTTAAAGATCTAAAAAAACAGTCCTCTCTAGGATCTCTAACCCAGAAATTGGTTAAAGAAGTGGAGAAGATGAACAACACAAGTGGAGGTGCTGATGAGCGTCTCTGGAAGCCTGAAGTTGATAAGACAGGCAACGGTTATGCCGTAATTCGTTTCTTACCTTCCCCTGAAGGAGAAGAAATACCTTGGGCAAAAATGTATTCTCATGCATTCCAAGGACCAGGTGGATGGTATATTGAAAACTCTTTGACCACAACAGGTGGCAAGGATCCAGTCTCAGAGTATAATCGTGAACTCTGGAACAGTGGTAATGAGTCTGATAAAGATGTTGTTCGTAGACAGAAGCGTAAGCTTTCCTACTATGCAAACATCTATGTTGTAAAAGATCCTACCAATCCTCAGAATGAGGGTGGAGTATTCCTCTACAAGTTTGGTAAGAAAATCTTTGATAAACTTATGGAAGCAATGCAACCAGAGTTTGAGGATGAGTCACCCATCAATCCTTTTGACTTCTGGCAAGGTGCAAACTTCAAGTTGAAGATTGTGAAGAAGGATGGTTACTGGAACTATGACAAGTCAGAGTTCGATAAAGTATCTCCTCTCTTAGAAGATGATGATGCACTAGAAGCATTATGGAAGAAGCAGTATTCTCTTGCTGCTGTCACTGCTGCAGACCAGTTCAAGTCTTATGATGATCTTCAGAAACGTCTGAAGTATGTTCTAGGGCAAAGACCTCCTGCTCGTCGTGTAGATGATGAAGTGTTTGATGAGGACAACTCTCGTGGTTCTTTCAAACCTAACTTTGAGACACGCAAGGCAGAGGAAACTGTGACTGCCGCTGTAGCATCTTCTAGTTCTGATGAGGATGATGCACTATCATACTTTCAAAAGTTAGCGGAAGAATAGTTGAGGGAAATTCGACTTTTTATTCCAAAAAAGTCGAAATAAAAACTCCGAGTAAAAATTACCCTATTACTTTTTTATTGGAATAGTCTAATATTTTCTGCTCGTTTTAAGGTTTCATCGATATATTCGGTGGAACCTTTTTTATATGCCATGATATCATCTATATCATCTAAGACAACACTTATATATTCTGGTTTTAGAATAAAAATCTCTCTTTTCTTATTTTCTAGATTTTCTTCATATTGAAAATTTGTGATTGGTCTAGTAATATTGTTTGCAGTTGTTAATCCACCAATAAAGTAATCATAGTAAGTTGTTGAAAAATCTTCACTTACTTCTAATCCTGCAGGAATTATAATAACATCATTACTGTCTTTTACCTCAATAGTTTCATAATGGTGAATTCCGTTATAGATTTTATCATAATCATCATTATACTTATCTAGTAGATATCTATTAAACTCTTGTTGTCCTAATGGCCATTCATTTGCAATATTAACAATATTATTTGTTAAAAGAATTAACCAATCTAGAGTAGAATCTTGATATACTTGAGCAGCTACATTATCAGGTCTATCATCACCAACAATTGAATATTTGTTGAAGAATGTTAGATTTTGATAAATATCCTCTCTGAGGAATACTCTTTTAAAAAGATTTTTAACAGTAATGAAGTCGGATATTTTAGCATTAGGGAGTCTGCTAACATATTTAATTTGACATTTTTAGAAACCTATTTCTGCAGGGAATGGTGTATCTTCGCCATAATCATCATTATAGATTGGATTAAGTTCTCTATAAGTCATTGATATTTGATATGCAGTCATTACTCCATCTTCATATGTTGAATAATTTCCATTAGGTGCATAATTTACCCCAAATGAACCCAAAGCACATTCTTTGAATTTATTTAAGTATTTGTGTTGATCACCCTTAGCATTTCTATAGGATAATCTAAATGTATGAGGAGATTTCATGAATAGCATAGATTTTGTTCTAATTGGAGCCATTCCTTGTTTAAAAAATCTAATAATTTTAACTGCTTCCATTGCTTCATCACGATTTCGAGGTGCAAGTTGGAATTGAAAACTAAAGGTTCTAAGACTAGGACCACCAAAGAGTAATTCCATATTTGGGTTGGCAATTGCACCAGTAGTTCGAGTAAGCATATTTCCTGCACCTGCTGCCATTCCTGCAATAACTGCTGCTATTGCTTCTTTATTATCACCAAATGAACTTGCAACATTTCTTGCCATATTTCCTCCTTCTTTAACCATTTCACCTACACCACCTGTTACTCCAGTTAGGGCAAGATTGGCTTTTGCCATGTCTATTGGAGTCATGGATGATTCACCCCATGTTACTGATTGTCCATCTTGAATTCCACCAGGAATGGGAAGTATTACTGCTCCTATACTTTGTCTATTAAGATCTCTTTCACTAAAAGAAAAGTTCTCGTCATTAAAATCTCTTGGTGCATATTTCATCATATCAATTTTTAAGAAATCTTGCCCGTTTTGTACATCTCGTCTTAATGTTGTAGGAAAAACTAATGGGTCTGGAAATCCTTTATTTCTTGTTCCAGTTTTAGGATGTCCTGCTCCTCCTGGTGCATTAAGTGTTTTAGCCGCTTCATTAATATTAGCTAATTTGGGATCATTTTGTTCATTTTCACCTTCGGTTCCTTCATTAGGTTTTCCGTTAGATTTATTGAATGCTTCTTTTTCTTCTGCAGTTTCTGTAACTTGTTCTTTTAAATTTCCTGCTTGTTCTTTAGATTTATTATTAATTGATTTAATAGTTTCTGCGTTATCTGTTATATCTTCACTCGCATTTTCATTCCAATTTATTTCATCACCATCCCTAGTTCCTATTACTCTACCACCTTCTCCTTTTTCATTATCATATTGGATAATTTCCATTGTATAAGTTTTATTACCCTTTTCATCTGTATGAGGCGTTACTTTAGTTTTGGTAAAGATATTTTTTTTATCTTTACCTTCCCCAATAGGAATTGTTGCAAAGTCGCTGGTGACTGAATCTGCCATTAGATATAGTCTTTTTACTTATTTAGTATGAATTTCCCATAAGGAAATCTGAGAAGGTCATCAAGTTCATCATAATCAACAATATACAGTTGTCCTGCTAGTTCTTCCCATGTATAATTACGAGATTGTCTCCAATGAAAGTTCAATCCTTTAAATCCCCATGACTGTAAATCTGTACAGGCAATAAGAGGATGTTGATCATATGTAATATCAGGAGTTTTTGCGTTGTATATAAAGGTATAGAATTTTCCTACTTCAGGAATTGGTGTTACGGTGCTATTTAATGCCTCCATGATGATTAACATCATTTCTTCAGGATCACCTATTGATTTTTCTAGGTCTTCAACGATTTCTTCAATTCTATTCATTTGATACCTAGTTCTTTTTCGGTTATAATCTTAAATTCAATTTTTCGGTCTTTACACCATTCATTTGCTGCTTTCCATTTTGCTTGATTTACCGCATATGTCTGACATTCGTAGAGATATGATTTAGTCACTCTTTTTCTTTTTTTAGGTTCTTTAGTTTGTTTAAGTGGTTTTACTTCAATAACATATGTTTTTAAGTTTCCAGTATTTTCCTTTACTTTAATAATAAAATCTGGGAAGTATCTACGGACTCTACCATCAGGAGCACGGTAAGGTATCCAAAATTCTTCACTTCCCCATTCTGTAATATTTTCATTTTGAT